CCAAATTGGGTAGAAGTGCAAGCCAATAGCATTGCTGCTGGGTACGACTGCGCCTGAGATAATATTGTTCCCATAGAGCAGGGAGCCAGCGACTGGTTCTCTAATTCCATCGATGTCAACAGGTGGTGCTGCAATGAATGCAGTTACGAAACAAATGGTGGCTGCGAGGAGGGTAGGGATCATGAGGATTCCAAACCAACCAACGTACAGCCGGTTGTTGGTGCTGGTTACCCAGCGGCAGAAGTCCTCCCAAGTGGATTGACTCTGCTGTCTTGCGAGTGTTGCGGTCATTTTAAAAGTGCGGTTATAGTTTTCAGTCTTATGTATTTGAGCACTTTTATTAGGGGCGACCAAGGCTCACATCCAGTGCCGCCCCGTGTTATCAGAAGGTGTACTTGGTACCGACCTTCACTTTCCAATCAGTCTCGTCTTCAAAACGAAGCTGTTCAAAGGAAGCTTTGACGGACAGGTTGTCGTTGATCTGTTGCTTAGCACCGACCTCAACAGCCAGGAAGCCATCAGCGTCACCGCCGTCAGGAGTCACAGCACCACCGCCCACTTCGATGTAAGGCTTGGTACCGTCAAGATCCCATTCGTAACCAACACGACCTTGGGACTTGTTCTTACCATAGTCCTCTTCAGTTCCAGTGAATTCAACTTCACCTTCGAGATAAGGACCTGCGATTGCAGGAGCGGTGGCACCGTGAAGAGCACCAAGGAGGATACCGGCAGCAATAATAGATTTCATTTGAGTTTGTTTAAAAAGGAATAAGTGTAATCTGTACGTTTACCGTGAACACCCCAGCCGAGCCAGTAATAGGCAGCGTTCATGTAGTAGTCTACGGTTTGATGTTTGGTTAGGAATGCGTACAGGTCATCCCTAAACCTCATTTCATTAATCATGTAACGAGTCTGTCCTTCCAAGCTGGAAGGTTCACACTCATATTTTTTGCAGAAGTCACCCAACCCTTTGTAGCGATGCTTGGATGTCCATTGGATCAATCCATAGCCACCGCGTAAGCATTGGTCATAAGGTACGATAGCACCGCCTTCACAAATGTTAGGGGTGAAGCGTGACTCCTGTTGAATGTTGCCCATGATCACAGCCAGGGCAGTCTTGTCAGTTACACCGGCAGATGTCTGCAGTTGTTCCAATACATACTGCTGTGGTGGTGTGCAATCAGGGCAAGTTATCATTTTTTAACACAGTTGTTGACACGGGTACCTGCCTTAAGCTTAGTACCCTTTTTCTTGTAGCCTTTCCAGCAGCTCTTATCAAGACGCTGTTTAGTTTGTGGCTTCTTTTTAGGTGCCATCACCAAATACCAGGAATGATTTGTCCGGTGGTTGCATACGCTCCGAGGGCGGCGATGATTCCCATCATGGCGAAGCGTCCGTTAAGCATCTCTGCTTTTTCGTTGTGGTTCACAGTGTACTTCTCGTCAAAGGTCATAGGTGGTTCTTTAGCGTAAAGGTTTTGGCGTCCGCCGTCTTCAGTAATGGTGGTCATTAGTATTGTAGTTCAGATCGTTCGAGTTTAGCGAAGACATCCTGTCGATAGGCAGGGTCTCGGTCATAGCGTGGGTCAGACATTGCTGCCACGACCTCAGCTTGACTACGGAAGACATCAACGTTAGGCGCTGCTGCCTTGCCGGTGAGCATCGTACCCTCTCTACCATTGGCTTCATCGTAAGCGGCTCTGATGCCTGCCAACATGAGCTGAATAGTATCAGGGTCACCGCTGTTTACAACGTTGTTGTAGGCGTTCACAGCAGCCTCTGGGAGGTTGTCTGACGCCCATCCAGTAAGAGCATTGTATGCTTCCTCACCACCCACTGCATTGTAGATGGTATTTACCTGATCAGGTGATAGGTCTTGGTTTTGTGGAGCCTGTTGCAGCTCCATGTATGCTTCTACCAACTCAGCACTAGACAGCTTTGATAGTTCTGCAAGGGTTTCAGCGGACAGCTCACCCTTCTCAGCATACTCAGCAGAAGCGTCAACCAGTAGAGTTGACTCTCCTACTTCTTCTTCGGCGGGCGACTCTTGCTCCCGCACTTCTTCTGTAGTTTCTTCATTAGAACCTAGTTTTTGTTGTAGTTCAAGGTAGGCAGCTTCAAGAGCTTCAGCATCTTTGAACTTACCTGCCAGCATCTGTTGCTGTTCAGCTTCAGCCTGTTCGCCAATCGCGATAGCTTCCTGCTCTTCAGGAGAGAATTCAGGCTGGTCAGCTGGGGTGGGATCATACGTCAGTGTAGCCATTAGCAGTTTCTACTTTTAATTTACCGAGTCCAACTGATTGTACATAGTTGGGAGAGCGACCCAGTGTCGGTGTACCTACCTTAGGTTTGGGTGCATACTTGTTAGGTTCAGGTGTCTCCACCTTGATCTCAGGAGCAGGTTTGTCAGCCATCTTAGAGATGGTGTTCTCTGCTACTTCCGAGGTACGAGGAGCCTCAGTCTTGGTAGGTTTACGCCGAGACTTCCTCGTTGTTGGGATCGATTTGTTGGGTTCCATTCTGTAGTTCAGGGTTCTTGGATGGGTCCAGAGCAGGTGCGCTAGCCAATTGACCAGCTTGCTTGGTGAGTTCCATCTGCTGTGCTTGCTGCATCTGTTGTTCCTGCTCAGCTTGTACGTCCTGTGTGGACTTAACAAGATTCAGTAGGTCAATACCTTGTGCAGTAGCCAGTCGTTTGATGTACTCCTCTGGAGATACGTACTTCTGAATAGCTTCAGGTCCCATCGTTTGTGCAATGGTTGTGATGAATTGAATGAGACTCTCACGGTCTTGTCCACGACCCAGTGCATTAACACCAGCCACAATCTGTGGGCGGACAAGGTTCTTAGGTAGCTTAGGCAGTTGACCACTACGCTGCAGGACAAGCATGGTCCTGTTCAGGTATGGCTTGAGGAACTCATCAGTCAACAGGGAGAATAGACCACCGAGTTGGAGATCTGCTTCGAGTTGTGTGAGGCGTACCTCTTCTGCTGTAGTGCGTTCAGACTGACGGACGTTCATCACCATGAATGCCTCGCTGATACGCTGACCTAATTGTGTAGCCATCTCATAGGCAGTACGGAAGTCCGCTGTCTTACCCACCTGCACCACGCCGATGTCGTCAGGTCTTCCCTGCACGATTGCACCGTTGCCTGCTTTGGCAAGGGACTCTGGTTTGGTAGTGGAGCTAGGACTCACGGTGAATACCACCTTAGCAGCTGCAGCGCTACCTTCGATGAGCGCTTGTGACAGTGCTTCAAGTGATTTGAGGTCACCCAAGAACTGCTCAACGCGTCCACGACCATACATCTCACCATCAAATGAGTTGAATCGGAGGACGAGCCATGGGCTAGCGTCCTTGGGAGCAGTAGAGCGGCTGTCACCAATGACATGACCTTCTACTTCCTGATGCCACGTCCACTTATTGCCTTTGAGTTTGACATGGGTGTAGACTTCTACATCATCATTAGTATGACCGCCAGTCTTACCATTCAGACCACCACCTGCGCTAACCTGATTAGGTTTAGGGTCAGGTACTTTGCCTTTGATAAGTTGACGGGAGATCAGTTCTTTAGTGACGATCTCGATCACGTTACCATCACCATCACGTTCTACAACGTAACGATTCAATGGGAAGTTCTTCAAACCTTCCTTGCCCATAAAGATGAGGCTGTTACCTGCAACCACTAGGTGGTTCACGGCTTGGTGAATGACAACACGATCATTAGATGCGTTGATGTAATCCATCACCATCCGCTCAATCTTAGCAAAGGATAGGTCCAGTTCACTACGAATCTGTGGATCCATCTCTTCACCCAGGTTGTCATCACGTACCTGCAGTTTAAAGAAGGTTGTTTGAGGTGGCAGCAATGCCAACATCAGTTTAGAAGCAAGGGTGCTTACTGACTTGGCTCCGATAGACTGCCACGGTGTACGAAGAGGTTTGAAATTAGCTGTATCATTATCCTGCTTCATTAGGTATGGCAGGGTGAGATCTGCACACTGAATAGCAACGTCAAGAAACTGTTGCCGGTCAGAAGACAGCTCACTGTATCGTTGTGCTGCTGACATCAGATGTTGATTCCTCCAGATTTAGTCGTGCCTGTATTAACAGGGACTCTGAGTTGGTTTGTTCCTCTTGACACAGCTCCACTGGACTCAGCTTTAGAACGGCGCAGCTTAAGTGATGCTCGCTTGGTGTTCTCAGTAATCAGTGGTGTTGTCGGCTGAACCTGTTGAGGCTGCGGCGGTGGTGTCGGAGGTGGGATAGGAGGGAGTGCGTCAGGCACTTTAGGTTTAGGGTCATTACCTACGCACATTAGTTCTCCTCCATATATTTCATGACCCACTCAACAACACTGCGTTGACCAGATCGGTACATAATCTTTTCCATTGTATCGTCAGGTGTAGGGTTGGTGGGTGGGAAGATCTCATTAAGCTGAGAGATCATAGCATTAGCTTGGAGACCGTGGGTCTCAAGCATACTGAGGTAGGTTGACATTGGAATGCTCAAAGAATGCGGGCATGCGTGCTGCTCTGGTGTCAGAAAGTTGAGGCGCTTTGCCCTCATACATTAAGCGATCGCTAGAATCCAGCCAAAATTTTTTGTCCAAATATCTATCGGTCTCATTACGACCCAAGGGTTGCATCACCCAGTTGATAGTTGCTTTGCGTAGCTTGTCAAGGCTAGGAGAAATATCAAGCCCTAGTTCTTTACATACAAGGCTATTAGTCGCTACGTGGACCTGCTCGTCTCGGCTGATATCTGCCGATACGGTCCTCATTGCAGCGTCACCGTTGAAACGGAAAAAGGGCAGGAGCACGAAGAAAATCGCACGCTCGGCAACCATCGCTTTGAGGACCGTGTGATCTGGATGCTCAATCCAGGCTTTTTGCAGTCGGAGGGCTTCAGACTCAGCTTTTTCATCAATGCCGTAAGCATCGGCGATATAACCCAACGCGAGGTCGTGATTCTCTTCATCCGTAACGTTTGATCGAAGGATGTCCACACTTGCTTCCGGTACTTCATTTTTAAGGGCGTCTGTAATAAAGTCTCCAACGGGAAGTTCCATATGACGCAGAGCGAGTGCGCGGTAAATTGTTTCTTCCGCGCCTGCTTTGCATAGACCTGCTGTTGGTTTGACTGGTGTCCATTTGCGCTTCCGCGCCATTAGTTTCTGATAAGGGTTCATTCTGCACAATCACATTGAGGTTCAGGGTCCTCCATCAGTGATGCCAGGTAATCGTCAACTTCTGTCTCTTCAAGAGCTGCATACGCATCAGATTTGTCCTGCACATCACCCATCACTTGGAGGGAGTAGTATAGAGAAGTCTGGGGCGATTCGAGCCACTCTTCGATAAAAGCCTCATCATACGTGATCATGTCAGACCAACTGTTGAAAGAGTATCCGTGAAGAAGTCCAGTTTTGTCATAGAGACGCATGATGCCATCGGCAACACGCTTGTAGGCGTCCCAGCCCACTTTAGAGGCGATCTCTACATCGCCGTAGTTATAGGTTTGTACTCCGAAAGTACCGCTGTCGCGATCGACTGTCTGCGAGATAGGTGGAGCGATTTCTGGTGTGCAAGTATAGCCATCCAGATCCACGCTTCTGTAACTGCATGAGGCGGTTGGTGCGATAGCAAAGGCTCGAACCATTCCATTAGCGCGAGCAATTTCGGCTGCAGCATTAATACCAGCTGCAAATTGTGTGACCAGGGCATAAGCGGGTGTGTGGATAGTTTCACCGTTGTTGTATTGCTCCAGGGCACGTCCGAACTGTTCGTAAGTTACTCCGTACCGCCGAAGGAGGTTTGCAAGTCCAAGTACTCCGAGTCCGACTTGTCGGTCCACATCGGATGACAGGTACTCACCAGACTGTCCAACATTTGTTTCACCATGGAGCTTGCACAGCTCGGACATACCTGTAACAAAAGCTTTTGGGATGTCGTCGAACTCACAGGCACCGAGATTGACGTGTTGCAACAGGCAAGTTCCGCGTGATGGCAGATATACCTCGAGACAGACGTTGCCTCTGATTCTGTTTCCTTCATTGTCATACTTTACTTTGTTTAGCCAGATGTCACCTGTACGGATTGCATAAAGCAACTCTTCTTTAAAGGTACAGGCTTCCCACCATTCTGGTTTGATGTTGACACACCGCTTAATCCACGGCAGGTCAGCACGATTTGCTTTGATAAAAGCTAGTGCATCTGGGTGCGAAAGGTCGATATGACACACAATCGCACCATTACGATAGGTGCCGCCCCTACGCAAGATTTCATTTAGAGTTGAGTAGATTTTTGCGAACGAGACTGGTCCGCTAGCAACAAGAGTATCGATTCCTTTTGTTGTTTCTGTTCCAGCGGGTCGCAATTTCGACAGGTGGATAGCGCAACCTGCTCCATTTCGTAGAGCGTGGCTAGCAAATTTCCAGCTTGCTTCAATTCCATTTGGTCCTTCCATTGAGTCTTCAACAGTGAAGACGGTACAAGACACAGGCAGGCGGGACTCGGGGTTATCAATCCATGACTGGACTCGACCTGTGCGGGAGATGAGTGAGGGTGACATTAAACTAAATCGTTAAGGATAGGTGGTTGGTAGTTAGGTCCTTTGAGTACTTTACCGTCAGAGCGGCGAATAGGCTTACCATCTAAGCCAAGCTTCGACATGTTCGACCTGTGGACACGATTCATTGCTTCATCGAGATCCCATTCCATGTTTTCAGCATATTGATAGCAGACATAGACAAGGTCTGCCAGTTCTTTAAGTTCGTTTTCGTATGGTTCGGTTGCTATAGCTTGGCAGAATTCTTGATACTCTTCATCGATCAAACGCTTCTGAGTCTCCCGACTCGAAGGAGAATTCGAGATTTGATATGCGGTCCTGAATTCTATTGCTTGTGTGCTCAAGTTCATTGCTAAGATAGTGGATAGCTTTTGTTAAGTCTTCTACCTTAGAGTCTTTATGACCGGCACGGCAGATGTATTTGATTGCATTACCTAAGTGGTAATTTAGTCCTTGGTCTCGGATGAAATCCCAAACTTCGATAGAACCTCGTTTGTAGTAGTCTGGGCTGGTGTGTTCCATTGTTTGAGTAGATTAGACATGTTGTTGCCAAGTACATAGCACTGGCGCTGGAGAGCAAGGAAGACTGTGATTAGATCTTCCTTGTCAATGTCTCCACGGATTGCGTCTTCAATCTGACGCATCTTGAATTCCTGCTCCATCGTCAATTCTGTAATCGGCGGCGGGGGACCATAAAATTGGTCTTTGTTCTGCGACATCGTAATCAGTGCATTGAAGAATTCTTGCAAGTCTGGCGTTTTCGAGTGCGATTTCCTCTGAAAGATCTTTCTCAGCGAAAGCTTCGAGAGCAGTCTTCCAAGAATACCCTTTCTCTTCAAAGAGGGAAACTGCACGTTTAACACCAATACCGGGTACTCCGGCGTATCCATCTGTTTGGTCTCCTGCTAATGTTTGAATCAAATGCCACTTTGCTCCCTCTTCTGGAGTCACACTCATCGTTTCATTCATGTCGAAGAGTTGCCCCGGGATTTGGCGCAGGTCCTTGTCAGGTGAGCAAAGGACATTGCCAGGATGTTTAGTAGCGTAAATACCTAAAGAGTCATCGGCTTCCAGGGTGGGCATGATGATTACTCGATACTCATCCTTGAGTTGATTAATCACCCGTTTGTAACCACAAGGTTTCTTGCGGTTGCGATGACCTTTATAGGCTGGTTGGATAGATTTTCTGAAATTGGTGCTGTCACTAAAGAACAGTATAATCTCAGGGTCAAAAAAATTTTGGGCAATTTTATTCAGCTCTCTTTTGACACAATTGTAAGCGTCGGAGAACCTTGAGGTCACGACAATGACATCATCACCGAAATCTATCTCACTTTCGGCTGATGCACAGCATTTATACACTACATAGTCGGCGTCGACTAGTAGCTTCATCCTTGACCTCTTTTCAGCTTCTTATTGTGACGTGCTTTACTCAAAGAGCTGTTGCCTTGGGTCGTCTTCTTTTTGGTAGACTTGATTTCAGTCTTGTTCTTTTTTGAATAGAGCATTAGTGTGTTTCACTCCAGTTTTTTCCGGTGGTTGCTTCCGCGTCGATGCGGATTCGCATGTTGTAGTGCTCTCCAGCCGCTGTAGCGCTATATACCAAGGATGAACAAAGGTCATCGGCGTGGGCTGGATCGCATTCAAATTGTAACTCGTCATGTACAAAGGCTAGTTGTGAGCAGCATATACCCACGTTGTTGATAGTGTCGTTGTTGATTAGCATCCATTGCTTCGCTACGACACCGGCTCCTGACTGCAGGAGGTAGTTCAATGCTTTGTGTGGCGAATCCACGAGGATCTTGCGCTGGTCGATAGACCGTACAAAGCCTCGTGTCGATGCTTCTTTAATGGCAGAAAGTAGTTCATCCAATCCGTCAATCGCAGAAATAAATGCGCTACGGATCTCCTTTCCTTTCTTTTTTGCTTTAGTTTCTGATAGAGAGGAGTCGAAACTAGTGCCGATCTTGGCGTCACCCGCACCGTACAAAAATGCGTACGTGACCGTCTTGACCTGCCTCCTTGAAATACCAATCTTATCTGCATTTACTTGGTGGATGTCTCCGTTGAGTAGGATGTCGGCGTATCGACCTTCGTCATACCGTGCAAGATAATGGGCAAGCATACGAAGCTCAATGCCAGAAAGATCAGCGCCGACCATAAGCTGACCCGGGCTTGGTATAAATAACTCTCTAAATCGTCCATCACTGGGTACTTGTCCGAGGTTGGGATTACGGTGGGCACAACGATGTGTGGCTGTGGCGACACTGCAGTGATGGTGTAACCTGTTATTCGTAACAAGCTTCAGCCAAGCGTTCGTGCCTTGAGAGAGAAGTCCAAGCATTTTCGTTACCGTCAAGCATCTCAGTAACATCATAGAAACTTCTGACCCAATCTCCTTCAAAACAATCTCGTCGATAATAGGCTTCCCAGTGGGAGTCAGCTGGGTCGGTTTCCATCCATAAAAGGTCGTAAGAATCCATGCTATGTGATCTCTCGAAGTTGTGTTAAATTCTTTGAGGCGGGTAAATGTGGCGCCTTCGATGTAGCCTTGGGTTTTGTTATTGCGTTTAGGAGTTTTCTCCTCTCCTTTGACGAAAGGGTGTCGTCGTCTAAGATTTTCTTGAGTCTCTTCCAATTCTTTTTGGAGAGTCGCCGTAAGCTGTTGTGCAGCGCATACATCAAAGTACCATCCATGATTCTCCTGTTTGGTTAATAGGGTGGCAACATCGTGTTCTACTTGGACCCAGCTAGGTACGGCTGGAAGTGTTTCCATAGTTTGGTGGTAACTATAACGTCTTGTTTGCAGTAGTCCTGCATTTCTTGTGACCAGTCAGACCAGTCTGTTTCCTTGCCAAACTCTCCTTTGTGTTCGTTTAGCCTGTGACCATAAGATTCTAGATTGTGTCTACCGTAAAGTTTAAGTGGCATCCCATCCCAGTTATGCTTTTTGTCCAGGTCTAACATGTTTGGATGATAAAGACGGCTAAGCACAAGAGTGTCAATAACAGTGCTAGGATCTCTAAACCAGGGGTAAAGCTTGCGGATAACAGGAATATCGTAATTGATAATGTTGTGACCGCAAACGCAATCCGCGTCTTCGAGTTGCTGTATCCCGCGTACGATAGGTTCTTCAGAGCCCTTGTCATTGAAGACCAGCGTTTGTTCAGTTTCGGTGTCATAGATAACCAGGCAGTGGATGGCAGTAACATTGTACAGTAAACCGTTTGTCTCTATGTCAAAGATTAACATTACCTACCGTTCCAACGATAGGTCTTGTCTTTAAATTGTGCTTTCTTGATAGCTTCCGGAGTGGGTGGGTTAGGTTTAGAAATCGGTGGCAGGGTTGAATTCTGGTTCTGGTTGTGTTTCATTGAATTTACACTTGTCAAGGTCATACTTCAGGTTGCAGGCGACACCAACCTCGCCTGAATATCGATTTTTAAGGACTCGCACTGTTGTAGCATTGTCTGCAGATCCACTCTGTTGATCTCGCTCGAGCGCAATGCAAGCATCGCTGAGCTGAGCAATAGCAGCGGATCCTCGTAGCTGTCCAAGTGTGACTCTAGCTCCCTCTTCATGGTTGACATCTGTTGTCGTCCTCCGTAGGTGTGAAACAAGGAATAAGGTGATGCCAGTACGCTCCACCAGTGACCTTAGCTTGGTCATGGTTGAGTCTATCATACGGCGTTCGTCTCCGTCAAGTCCGCTGAGCAGGATTGACAAGTGGTCTAAGAAGATGATTTTGGTGTCGAGACCTGAAGCCAGGTACTCAATCCGATTATAGATAAGGTCAGGATCGTAGGAGCCGAAACCGTCAAACAAATAAAGATTCCAATCAGCCAGCGTAGCGTCATACGCCGCCGTGAGTGTGACTTGGTCATGTTCTCCGAGGTGTAGTGACTTACCGACTGCAGCGGACATAAGTCCTAGAGCCGTGCGCCGGTTGGATTCTTCAAGTGCCAGGTAACCGACCCGTTCTCCCTTTTTAAGAAGGTGAGTTGCCAAGTCTCTACAAAAGCTGGACTTTCCGATACCCGATCCTGCAGTAATCGTGACAAGCTCTCCATATCTGATCCCGTGAAGCTTTGTATTGAGCCCGGAGTAGGGGTACTCATGATCGTGTGGTGGGTTAGGTGTAGTTACTAATTCAAGGAGATCTTTACCGCTTACGATACCGTCCGGTCTGTAAGGTTTGGCATCCCAGATTGCTTTGCAAATAGCTTGGCTATCGCCTGCCATCAGGGCATCAGATGCGTCCTTGTAATCTTGGTTTAAATTGGCGATGGTGACCTTGCCAGGTGGAAGCACGCTAGCCGCCTCCTGTGTAGCCTTGTAACCCGCGTCATCGTTATCAAAGAAGAGACATACCTCATCGTATCCTTGAAGCCATTCCAGAGCCTTCTGGATGCTTTTCTTGGCACTGGCGGCTCCACTAGGGAGACTGACCATCTGCCAACCAGGCATAGCTTGGTAACACGAAGCTGCATCTAATTCACCTTCTGTAATAACGACACGCTTACCTTTGTTTGGAAACAGGTGCTGTCCGAACAAAGTTCCAGGTGTCTCGCCTTCATATTTGAATTGTTTGTCCTTGGTTTTAATCTTAGCACCAACCAGGCGTCCGTCTGCTGTGTAATAATGAAACCTCAGGACATCTCCGTCCTTGTAAATACGGTACTTGTTACATGTATCCTCCGATAGTTTGCGTGATGGTAAACGAGTGGGTTCACCTTGTAGCATTACATTGTAAGCGATGTGAGTGTGATTGTCGCCATGAGTATAAGCATGACAAGAAAAGCAGTACGTATGTCCATCATCATAGACACTCTTGGCATCGCTGGACCCGCACTGCTCGCAAGGCTCATGGAATAGGAATTCAGATGAGCCATTCAATTGGGATGTTTGCATAACTTGTCCAAGGGATGCCGAGTTTCTCGCAGTATTTAGCGTAAGTTGTTTTGCTTTTCTTTGATATGGTATTGAATGGTGCTTGAAAGACCATCCTTAAGTCCATGTCTGGATTAAGCGTTTTAACTGCTTTGATTTTTCTGCGATCATCAGCATCCCAGTATCCCTTGCATTCAAGATAGACACCATTAGGTAAAAGAAAGTCAGGTGTATAATTATGCTGAATAACATAGGGAATCTTGGTTGATTCGTATTCATACTTTACTCCAAGCTCAACGAGCAAGTCAGCAACCCTCTCCTCAAGCCCGGAGCGGAAAGCCATTATAGGTCCTCCAGTGCTTGTTCAATTAGTTCATCGACAATTTCATTGACAGCACGTTGCATTTCATAGCGGAAGTCATCACGAGATTTCTTCCACTTAGTGACGCTGATAGGAGGGAGGGTGACGGTCATGTCACAACGGTAGAGACCAAGGGTCTCATCCTTGACGATGTTAGTTTCAACCATCAGAAGTCCTCCGCACCTTCGTCAGCCTTGGGGGTGACGTTAGGGTCATCAGCCTTGAAGCCTTCTGTGGTACCGAACAGGGCGACTGCATCGACACTACCAGTATCGACACCAGCACCGGTATTCAGGGCGACAACCTGCACAGCCTTAAGTTTCAATGTTGTGCCAAGGGTAACACCATCCTTGAGAAGGTAACCTTGCTGATAGAATGCGAGCTTGACTTGTGCGCCACTGTAAAGAGGCAAGTCTTCATCAGTGATTGCAGTGCCTTCAGTGTCTACAACAGCAGGCTTACGCTCTTCATTCCAAGAGAACTTAACTTTGTATTGACCTTCAGCAACCTCTTCCCAGGGTTCTGGTTTGAGTACTTGACGCTTTGGGTTCTTGAGTTTCTTAATTGCCCACTCCAAAGAGGAGGGACGCTCGGCATCCAACGCATCGACAATACTCTGGTCTACAATAGCAGACAAGGAATAACCGAACTTGGATGGTTTCATCACGGCTTGATAGCCATCAAGGGTGACGGGTTCTTTAGTAACGTGGGTGGTGTTAGCCATTAACAGAAAAAATAAGTGGATTCAATTACTGATGACGGTTCAAGGTCACCAATAATCGGTGGTTCAGTCTCCGCTCCTATTTGTCGAGCGAAGTCACGCAAGTAGTCGTGTTCTGCGAATAGGTGCATGTATGTCTCGCGGACAATAGCGCTGAGACATCCCATGTCAGTTGCCCTACACAATACAGAATCATGGATAAGAGCAATGGGTGCATCGAATCTTAAGACGGAAAGGTGGAGGAGTGAGGCATCAAGTGAATGTATAAGATTGGGACTGGTTGCATTCTTGTGGTGATTAAGATCTACTTCCTCAGTCTCACCGACAGCCACATTTACTCTTACACGACCAAGCAATTGTAGATCAAGTTGCTTCATCTCAAGCTTAAAGAAGCGTTGAGTCGCAGTAAATCCGGATGGTGTGACCCACTGTAGTGCATCATTCCCTTTCTTAATATAAGTGACAACCTCTTCGTTTATCCAGTCCATGACCTTCTTAGGTCCCGGGAATAATTCAAAGACAGCCTCACGCAATGCATGAGTTATTGCTGTCACGTCCTCCTTTGTACAGGCGACACCCGATTCCTCTAGTGCTTCCTTAACATAGCCCCAGTTTGATTTAAACTTAGCATTGTAAGGTATCGTCATAACTAGCCTTTTGGCGATTTTCCTGTTGATATGCTGTTGCATATGCTTAGGACATTTAGGCTTTGCTAGTTCAGCGACTGCTTTGTAAGCATCTTGAGGTTTATCAGAGGGTAGAACATTAACATGCTTAGCAGTTGATGCATCCCTGGCGAGACCAGCGAGGATTTGCATCCCTGAGCAGGTGGCGTCCGTGGCGACCGGCATTGATGTATAACTGCGGTCACAGACGACAACACAGTGATAGTATTCATCACATGCAGCCAAAAATTGCCACGGCTCATCAGCTACTTCCCATTCCGGAAGGGAACCAATCGGGTCCAGGGCGACAGCAGAGATGAGTGTGAGGTTATCTTTAACCCACATCATTCTCTCATTCATTGTAGCTTTATCTAAACCATAGGTTGTTGCTACACTAAATGCTAACCATTCCTCTGCTTCAGGAGTCATGAATGCTTCTTCAGCAAACTTCAACAAACTCTTTCCAAAGTCTGTTTCTTGTGGAGTAAGGAAGGCAGGGATAGGGTAAGCTCTACCTCTATAATCAAACGACCAAGGAAGGAAGAATTGTTTTTTGTCCTTGAAAAGCTTTACCATCTCCATAACTTTACGAGTCCGCACTGATTTCTGTGCGTTGTCATTTAGTCTGTTGTGGTATTCAGCTTTTCTTCTACAATAGTCTTTTCTAGCTTCTTTATTAGTAGCTATATCTATTGGTTTTGTAGGCTCTTCTTCTTCAGTCCAGACAGGGATAAATTTACCTACTACTCTTCCTTTTTCATAAAGAGTTTCAGCAACTTCTACAATAAAAGGATTTAGTTTTAATCCTACCTTCTGAATCTTGTTCAAAAAGTCATAGCAGGCTCCTCCCTGTATAATGTGGGGGTTGCCCCTACGTACCATATCATGGGCTCTCATCACCTCATTCAACAGGTACCCACCATCGTGTTGTGGACTCCAATCGTTAGGTTCAATGAGCATTGGTAATGCTTCAGGTGAGAATAACTCACTGTTAGCAATTACTTGATCCTTGATAGCCAAGAACTCAGGCGTTGGTGTAACTATATTCTGTAATGGTCTACCTTGTGTTGTTTTAACACGAGTAAACCAACCTGTTGATTCACAAATGCATGAAATCAACCAGTTACCTAGTTTAACTCTGACATCTTGCCCCCAGTTCTTCCATTGCTCAACATCTGTCCTGTTGAATAGCGTGCGGATGATTGTGAGACGCTGCTGTGTGCCCGCTGAACGGTGCCAATAGTTCTTTTTGATAGTATGTAGCAGACCGGGCGCAACACGCTCATAGAAGCGCATTTGGCATTCATTCTCTAATGCTTGACCAATAGCACCAGCAACATTGACAAGGTAGTTTGCTTTGTCATCATATGAGAAGACACGATCAAACAACACTTTACATGCGATGGCTGCAGCGGCAAGTGGTTCTACATCCTTGAGATACTTATCAATGTGGGCGAAGTATTGTCCTGCTTGTCTGTGGCGTAATCTACCATCAGCAGTCTCAATAATACGCTGCTCCACTAGCGGTAGCATAGTATCTATTGATGCATTACCATATACAGTGGCAGAGGCATATGCTTGTTGTTCCAGTTTACGTGTTTGGTCACGTAGTTTCTTCAAACCTGAAGCAATTGCATCACGTTCAAAGTTAACTTGCTGTTCGATTTCAGCAGGTGTGGGCATAGGCTAGGTACTCAGAGTATTCTTCAGGTGTGTAGTCGTTTACGTCCTTGGGACGGATGATTGTGAAGTTGGCATTGTTGCACAACTCAGGGCAATCAGCATCTTGGAGATACTGTTCAGTCGTCAAAATACTCATCGGGATACTTAAGCAGGTGGATAGTTTCGTCATCACATAGCATGATGACATTGTCAGGGTCTTCAACTAACTGAATTAGTTTGTTTTGCGCACCCTTGGCAGTTTTGTAAGCGTGTTCTTTAACCTTACCAGTTTTTCGATTTTCTACACGCATGACACATGAGTGGGAAGATGGGATATGCCATTGCATTGCAGCATCCATGAAATCTTCGTAATCAAGCGAAAGGAAATCTTCAGCAGGCGTGTCATGGATACGCTGCCAGTTGTTTGGATAATACTTACCACTCATAATCGTCAAGCATTAGGTCACGTAGGTTTTCTGTCCCGCCGCATAGTTCCGCTGCATCATACAATGCATCAGACAGGCTCTCAGCAAGTAAGAACCGCGGCGTATCATCACCAACCTCATAATAACGATACTGTCTCAGTTTAGTCATCGAGTTTCTCCATGATGTTGTTGACAGCAACTTGAATTTCTTTAAGTTGAGTCTTTTGATATGGTTTTTTGATGTTATCAGCGGTGATATCACCAGTTGCAAAGACATTGCGAATCAACTGCAGGAGGTCTTCAGGGTCAACATTGTGGATTTGCACAGCATTGTCCTCTGTATCATTGATATACAGTGAGTTGTCATGGTCGAAATACATGACGTTACACACTGAATTATCAAAGTAGAACTCGTGGGTGGTAGTTTGACGCATTGTTTTGGCTCCTTGGGACAGTGAGTGTGATGATTGTGAAGGACAGAAAAAAGGCGAGATATACCCGCCTTATTTAATTCTAATTAAGAAATCAGAGTTTGATGCACTGAACACCGTCAACTTTGCAGGAGTTGATAACCCATTGCCCGATAGAATCAGTCTGGTTGTAGATAAGATTGTACAGGGCGGTAAAGTCTACGTTGTTGTAGAGATACTTGTCGCCAGAGTTATACTCAACGATTGCCTGGTGGTTGCGAGCGTCAATAGACAATTCACGAACGGCAGAAGACTTAACGTTGGAAACTTGAAGGAACATAATAAAACAAATGTGAGTGTGAATGTAGGAGATTCCTACAGACTGCCCGACAAATTGAGGGGCAGAGTGTAGACATCAGTCTTTGTTCTGTTGTTGTTGTTGTTTCTTATAGAGAGCCTCTTTGTGTTTGATGAGACTAGCGGTCCATGGTTGAATCATTTCTTGGAATAATACTTAGCGGTGATTGAATTAGCACGCAACCAAATGATGATTGTGGCGATAACACCAACGCTACCAATGATTGCGTAGATGATGTTAGTTTCAGACCAAATCATAAGTGTCAAGAATTGTGGAAATAGTAGGTGTTTTCTCCATCATTGATTGTGATGAAATCGAAGCGATAGTGTGAATCCCAGACAACTTGCCAATCAATACAACCCTGAATAGCAGGGTGCAATTCTTGACATTCTATCTCTTCAAATAGATGCTGTGCGAATTCTTCGTCCGCACGATATGCATCAGTTGTGTAAAAGAATGCATCTTCGAATTGTTCAAGGGTTTCAATACCATAATCGACCAATTCATCGCAGATCTGTACAACTTGTTTATCAGTAACATTGCCCAGGTAAGACTTAACGTCAGACTCAAGTCGTGTAAGCGTTGTAGTAGTCATGAGTGGAAAAATGAGTGTGAATCAGTCGAGCAGAATGCGAGGCATTCAGTAAGGAAACAGGCGCTCTTGTTTGGCGCGATAGTCTACAAGATAGGTAGAACCTTTAGGCAGTTCGGGCATCTTACCGCCAGTAAAACACCAGGCGACAGTGATACCCATAATCAGTGCAATCGGGTCAATCATGCGAAGCACTCCACACGAGGATTGTCAATCACGTTAGCATTCAACCAGAAACCTGTGCTCATGTTAGGGTTAAGAATGAAGTTCAAACATGCACGACGTGAAATGTTAAAATAGCGGTAGATTGTGTTCGAGTCTTTGAACATAACCGTGGCGCATCCACGCAGTGCATCAACGTAGATATCTGCACAGGTAGAGTTGAAACGAGTGGTGTAGAATTTCATGAAAAGAAAGGGTAGAAAGAATGAGTGTGAAAGGGTTAGAAATCAGAGACCAAGTTCTGACATGATAGCATCAGCGTAGGAATCTGCATCGAGTTCAGACTCATCGAGTTCAGTGGATTCAGACAGGTCGATGAGTGCTTGAATCTCACGCAGTTGTGCATCAGTTGGTTCAGTCGAGCAGAATGCGAGGCATTCAGTGTTGGAAGGAGAGGAGAAAGTCATGTGTCTTTGTTTGATACTGTTAGTATGGCACGGAATCGGTCGTTTGTCAACCGATGGTGGACAGTGTGTGGTTCGGCACACGCCTCACCTTACCAATTGACCGACCAGGTGGACTGGTTAGCGCCAAGCGCACGCGCTGCACGGTCTGCCTCGAGCGCTGCACGCTCTGCACGGATGCACTCCATGGCGATGGAAGCGAGACGGTCATCACTGGCAGCGATGCCGTGTTGGTTGAAGCGGATAGACTTGGTTTGTTTCATGCTTATAGTATGGCACACTTGGCGGCGTTTGTCAAGCGTTGGTGGACAGTTGTAA